ACAGTAGAGCTGGCATAACACCGATCCTCTGCTGTTCTTGTGCGTTCCCGAAGCCTATTAACGGCTTCTTGTCTGGCTTCAATCTCTCGATGAAACTGTCTGTCGAGTTGTTGACGGGTAGCCATAGATGCCGGTTAAACTGCTTCGGTTGTTGGTCCCTGCTGTAGAAGTTGTCGCACCCTCCGAGTAATCAGAATGCTAGACACATACTTGATGAGGTTCTGTGTGGAGTCCATCTCCTCTTCTGCCCCCTCAATGCCGATCTGTGCTCGAAGTAGACGCTCTGGATGAACATCAGGCAGTTCGGTTGTCACACCCTCCTCATCAATTTCGTGTGTAGACAGAACATCAGAGTGGAGATTAAGATGAGCACCAATGTCAATCAATTGATCAAGGGCTTGATGCAGAAGATCATAGAGACACTGCTCATACTGCTGTTGATTGGGGACTGAGTAGGCCATTGATTGTTGGGTATCGAGATGCTCGGTTGAATGCTTGATAGGCTAACATCTTAGCCAATCCCTTTTTGTTGAGGTAGCTGTATTGATGGATCTTATTGCGGATGGCTAGCCTTCTCAGCTGCCTCCAGGTAAGCACATCCATCAAGTGCTCGGCTAACTCCTCTGGGTTGGGCAGGTGTTGGCGGCTTGTGAGTCGCAAAGCGGATTCGAAGTCCATTCAGGTTCCAGGTGGAGGGACAGGCACAGAAGGGATTGTGACGGATTCAGTTCAGCGATAGAGGCAATAGCATGTGCTTTGTTGTAGGCCATTACACACCCACGAGTGCCATCGGGGAATGAGTATGTCCAGGGTTGTGGGTTAGTCATCGGCACCCTCCAGCTCGGCGGCGATGGCGAGAATGTTTTTCTCAGTGATACCAAAATACTTAAGTTCTTGTACAACAGCTCGCAGGGCGGCGGCAAGTCCACGGCGATCCACGCATTGATAACATCCGTTCCAGTCGTTGTCACTTGGGTGGCACGGAGGATCATTAACGTGATCCCATTCGTTTAGACATCGTTGCTTGGCCTTAGCAGTGAGAATTGCCTGCGCGGCGGGGGAGAGAGGTTCAGTCATCGCATCCCCTCCAATCTAAAGCAGAACTCTAGGTGTGCCTTCTGAATGGCATCCCTAACCTCCACCACTCGCTTGTCCATCGTCATGGCTGCTGCCCTAAAGATCTGAACAACCATGACCCGTTCTCCATCAGACAGTGAATCACTTCCCCGTCGTTTGATCTTTTCAATAATGCGCCCAATCTCAGGTGGGAAGTTACCATTTGGGTTTCGATCCTTTGTTGCTGGCATGTTCCTGTTGTCCATCAAACTAGGTTCGGGAAGCAAGAAAACGTGTTGACCAATACCGCATCCTGATAGAATCTCTTCTTGTATGCCTCAGCAATAGAATGAATGGGCAGTGAATCCTCATAGGATTGGGAGACAATGGTAAGAACCTTGATTGGTTCCGGTTCTCCCTTCCAATACCCTACCCCATCCTGAATGCTGAATGACTCAAACTCAGGAACAATTTCCTCCTTGACAAACTTTGAAAAGTCTAACTCACTGACGGTGCGGTTAAGTACCTCAATGTATCGACCAAAATAGATCTGATACACAGTGCCAGTGCTGATGGATGTGGAGCGGCTCATTGCTTATAAACAAAGGGAAGATAGTAGGGACGATCAGCCTTGTTTGTTGTTTTGGGTTTCGGCGCTTTGTTGGATGAGGTCGACTGCTGCTTTGAGGTAGCTGAGCTTGTACGAGTTGGAGTGCTCATCGGATGCAAAGATGCGCTGGGCGTGGTGGCAAAGGTTGAGGATGTCGAGCTGTTCCCAATCAAAGGAACCGTTTGTGGGGGTGGTGGGCCACACATGGGCGGCTGCGCTAACATCTGGAAAGACGGCCGACAGTTGAGTGTTCATTAAAGAGAGAATGGACTCGGGCGTTGAGGCGTCCCTTGTCCTCTCTTGACCGTATCCTACCAACATTAGACCCACTGGCAACAGCTTTTTTGATAAGCGTTGCTGATGAATTCAAAACAATTTAGGCCAGGGGTACAGCGGACCTGTAGGGGTGAGGCTTGTGAATGATGGTGCGGATGTACTACTCATCAAACAAACAAAAAGAACCGGGGCAGCGATTAAGCCACCCCGGCAAATCCGGTGATGATGGGTGATAGGAATGAGCCTTACATCTTGACGAGTTTTTGTTGTGGGAACTTTCCGGTAGTTATAGCGGTGGCTGCCTGGCCAGCAACCTCAGACCACAGGATCCAATGAATAGACGAAGGCGCAGACTCTATGTGTGCCATAGCAACCGCAAACTCACCCTCAAAAGTAGCACCAGCGCCCAACTTCCAGTGGGTCCAATCATGAACAGCCCTGAACATTAGGTTCTGCTGCGTAGACATAAGATCAGGGTTTGGCTCATTGTTAAGGCGAGATACCGGAAGCCAGCGAGTCTCACCCGGCAACACTACCCTATCAAGTGCCGCCATTGCCTCCTCAATGGGAACCTCACGGGTGACAAACAGTGGTTCAATCCCTGATGCTCGCATCCTGCCAAACTCAGACAACAGCCAGAGCCTAAAGTCTGTGCGCTCTGCTGGTGTTGGTGTGGTGTGTTGGCCAGCCTGCCATTGAGCAGACAGAGTAGAACAATCAGCCATGGTGTGGGATCTCCTCAAGGGTGATAACTTGTTCGCTACGATAACATGATCTGGCGGCGATGCGGTAGGCTTGTGAATAGTCGGCAGCGTAGATAACCCTGCCCTCATTCACCCGCCATCCGCCCCGCATGGTACGGGTGCCGGTCGTCACGTAGTACTTACGCTCAATTGTCATAACCAAGAAGCCTCCGATACGTGACCCATGTGACAGCCTGGACTTGAGCTGGTGTTAGGTGGTGGCCGCAGGCTTCAAAGGATCGCTCACTAGCGAGGATGTAGGATCGGGTGATGGCAGCATAGAGTGCCTTACCAATGCTCGGCGTTTGAGTTGTAGGGATGCGTTCACCCATAAAGATAGCGAACGCGTGCCCGTCTACGCAAACCGTATCACGGTAGCCTGCGATGCAACGATAGAAGGCTACAACCTTTTGCCCCGATAGTATTTTTTGGATGGCCTCATCGTCTGGTGATTCCAACTCAAGAATGCGAGCTGCTTTGTCCTTGTTGGTATTGTAGGTGCAAACCCTTGCGGTTCTAGGATCAGTTCCAGCGTGCCAGAGTTTGATCATAGCCTCTGCATCGGCAACATTACGTGCCCACTTGTTGTTGGGGCTCAATGCTGCAATAACCCCGATTGCCTGCCCTAGTGTTAGCCCATCGTAAGCGCGACAGAAGCTGACGCCGAGATCATAGGCGCGTTGATACCAGCTGCAACCTTGAGCAATGTCGGCAGCTGAGGCAAGCCCGAGCATTCCGAGAATGTGGCGAGAGTTGGCGCGTGGTTTGACCCGTTTCATGGTGTGGATGTCGTGGTGTGTGTGTGTGTGTGGGCAGCTTTTTAGACGGCCGCCCGTGTCGGTTCAGATCCTACCACGGATCAGAGCGGATGCCTCATTACTGAGGGCTTCGATCTCAGCCAGCTGATCGGCAGCAGCGCTGATCACATACTTCTGTTCATACCATTTCAGATCCGACCAAGCATCAGCCAGCTCTCCATAGGCGTTGTCGAAAATTTCATCGCTGGGGACACGTTGAAACCACATGCCGGACTCGTCATCCTGCCAGCGCAGATCGCTCAGACGAACAGAAGCGACCAACCAATCAATGAATTGATCAGCGGCTGCGATGTTGCGGGTGAAGGTTGAGGTGTTCATGGGAGTGTTTGTGAACTGACGCCATCCTAACCACAGCTTTGCCCATCGGTCCATCCTGCTCAAGATATCTTAACATTCTCAACAAAGGAGTGCTTATTGAGAATCGTACAGATTTTTTATAAAATACGGATCCATAGCAATACAAAATCGTATCAAGCAGAAGAGGCAGCGCACTCTAGGTACATTTGTACTGCCCACCCCTTGCGTACCTGTCTCTTCCGCAGATACGCAACGCCCCAAACCCACTGCGCCGCAACGGTTCTCGGCTGGCCAGGGCCCGGTTTGGACACGGAAACTGGACACACCAGGCCGACCACCCCACCGGGGGGAGAGCCGGGGCCGCCAATAAGCGTAAGGACTTCACAAATTTCTACCAAAATTTACAAGTGGCATGTATAAGCCCCAGGAAAGGCCCTCTGAGGAGCCGTAGGTGCAACGACACCTGCGGGGAGTCAGAGGGGTGCTCCTGAACCTTCCAGAGGCCTCTCAGCCTTATCCACGGCTACGGGCGCAGGCGTGCCATAATACCCAGCCGCCTGAAGAACACGCAGAGCTTCGTAATAGTAGTACGAATCAATGGGAGCCACAGCCACCACACGCTTGGCCTGAGAAAGAGTTAAAGACATTGGTCAACGAGGGAAGATGGTTAATGAGAATGGTGTTGATCTCTTGGGCAATCTGTCGATGCTCCAGCTGCGTCTCCACACCAGTACGCACCGAAAGGTAATGGATCCACGAGCGGATTGTCCCAGACATGTAGAGGCGGGTAGGACTGTTCATGGGCAGGACCTTTCTGGCACACTCCTTTGCCACACCAAGCTCAAGGAGACGCTGATACGCCAGCGTTGATTGTTTAATTACATTGGCACAAAGTTGATCTGCCTCAGCAATAGCTTCTAGATCAAGGTCATCGATGCTGTTTTGCCGGTTGGTCAGGTCCTGTCGCCTCCAATCGGGAATCTCCGGTTTCAATTGAACCTCCGCATACCGCTGCGAGAATTCCTGAAACGAGAATGACCGATGCCGGAGGATCTGTGCCGAGATGTCACGGGTCGTGTTTACCTCAAGGCAGGCGCTGGCCATCTCAAAGGGACTCCAGTGCTTATGCTTAACCAAGTAGTCGATCAACCGTTCTGGGTTGGCATTGGCTTCTTGGTTCGTTGGGTTGGATACCCGAGCACAGTAGGTAATAATGGACTCTGCGTCTGGTGTAATCCAGATGAGCTTTACTTGAGGCATGTATTGGAAGATTGGAGGGGTACTACTATGACTATTATGACTATTACCACTACTATGACTATTATGACTGTTATAGTTGTTATTGCTGCTGTTGCTACTGTTGGGGGACGGTGGGGCTATTATAGCTCAACTATGATTGCGACTCAGTGTCCGAAGAACTGCGACTCTCCTCCGCTCCGCTCCGGAGACTCTTGTTCTGCTGAGTCTAGTCATAGTGTTCAACTATAAATACAATGGACAGTAATGGGGGTTGGGGTGGGGGTCTGCTCCGCGTCAGTCCCCCTTCGGGGGTCTTCCTTGGTCTTCGGGGCGCCGCTGTCGCGGCTTCCTCAGAGGTACCCCCCTCTTTCCCCCCTAGAAGCAAGCACCTTTTTTGGAAATCGGGGTGAATCGTGGTGGATTGGTGGTCTTTTTTGAGTGGGTGTCTCCTTTTTAAATCCAGGAATAAACGTTCCCGTCAACGATGTTTCCCTCCGAAAGGTCCGAAAAGCTCTTTCCGGCAACGAGCATGTCGGTAGCAAGGGTCGGCTGCTCCAGAAAGGCGTCGATCATGGCGTTCCATTCGTGTCGTTTGTTTTGGATATGGGCCTCCTTTGCGGAGATAGCAAGGACATCCTGAAAATGTTTAACCCCAAGGGCAAGTGCGTCAATCCTGTCGTCGTGGCGGACTGCCCCCTTCTCCCGACACATGCGGGTCAGCTGGTACATCAACATCCTGGGAAGGCGCTCTTCGGGTGCCTGCTCTGGGTTGCTGCGGTAGTCCCAATCGATGAGGCGTTGGTCAATGATCAGTCGATGCTGATTAAGGACCGGCTCCAGGGTATCGATGATGCGGTCTTCCTTTCTTGTGGTGGCGCGTGACTCCTCAAACGCCATCCCAACCTTCATTTCTTGGGCGTGTTTCTTCATCAACTCCATCACCGCCCCGTCACCAAAGTTGGATTCGATGAGACACATCTTACTGCCGTATTGGCGGCTGCGTCTAAGGATCTCCCTTAGGGTAGCATCCGAGTACCCATCCTGTGTGGCAAAGATGTCTCGGATGAAGAGGTAGCCGTTGATCTGTGACAGGATGATGGAGACGGTTTCGTCCTTGCCTCTACCGGAGGGGTCCACCGCCGTGATGGTGTCGTTCCAGGGGATGTATTCTGAGACAGCCTTTGGCCTATGCCACCGATCACCAGGAAGGGCAACGGCGGGAAGATCGAGAAGGGTCTCCTTGTCAGAACCCCAGATCACATCCGATGGTCCCTTTTGGGAATCCAGCGGCAGAACCGAAAAGTCCGACAGCTTTAGGGGAAACTTGAGGGCGTCACTCAGGCTGGTTGACAGCATGAACTGGAGCATAAAGTTGCTCCGAGACATTGACTGTTCCCGCTCAAGAAGGTTAATTTCTGAAAAGCGAGTGTCAGTTGGTTTCCAAGCTAAGTGTTCAAGGCCATGCTCTTCAATGTCAGCTTGAAGTTCCTTAGCAAGAATATCTTCATATCCAGTCAGTTCTTTTGGATACCGGGCAGGCCACACCATTGGAACATATCCACGTTCCCTAAGTGAACCATAAATGGTAAAGCAAGATTGAGGCGTCCCAAGAAAGATAATGCGGCTATCTTTTTTGGGTGTCAACACCGATTCAAACTCAGTAACCAGTTGAAGGAGTTTCTCCCTCATCATATCTGTTGCTGAATTTGAGGGAGTTTCAATATCGTCGGCGATCAGAATATCGGCACGAGAACCAGTGAGTTGTCCGGTCACCCCAACGCTTTTTACGGAAGGGCTTTGGGCCGGTTTTGCACCAGCAACATCGAAGGATACTCGTGACCACCGTTGATCATCGTCTTGTGGAGCCAGGTGGTTAAGCCACGCCACGTCAATGATGACCTTTTGACAGAATATCGAGAAGTCATCGGCACGTTGCTTGCTGGCCGACACCACCATAATCTTTTTGTCCCTATCGCAGAACAAGTTCCACAACACAAACGCAGCCGTAACCCAGCTCTTACCCAAACCTCTAAAGCATTGCAACTGTATGCGCTTACCTCCGTATTGGAGATAACGCGCCATTGCCAATTGAGCACGGGTAGGAGTTGGAAGATCTAATGATTTCCAGACCAACTTTAAGAATATACTAAAGTTTTCCTTCAATCTTTGCTCTAAATCTTGTGGCGATTGCTTCGAGTTCTTCAAGGGTTGCATTTGATTTAATAGAATTAGCTTTGTTAGAAATAACCCAAATGTTATCTGGAGTGTAGCCTTTAGATGAATCAATTCTATCTAAAGATGGAGAGTTGTCACAACCTCCCTTGCCTTCGCTACGAAACAAGGGAATTCCAAGCAATGGGCAGTGGGATGGTACGTTTATGTCTGTGTAGTTGATCGTATGCTCAAACCCTTTCTTCCGGGCCCGGCGTTTTGATCTTTCCCACATTTCATGTTCTACCGTTCCATGTTGTCCATGCCTTACGCCTTTTCTACAAACACATCCTTGTTGTTTTCTAGCGTTTGCAAGTAACAATTCAACTTGAGCGTGACAAAAACTGCAATGATACGGATAGTACCACTGAGAAGGTGCATTAATATGGCGCTGTAAATGGGCTCTAAGGTGGCCCGGACCTTGTAATAGTGTCAACATGCCTAAACATATGTGAAAGGGCCCTGTAGGGGCATACAGGACCCGATGGTGGCTATTTACGCTTCTGGCTCTTCCCAGCTTTGGAAAGGGCAATCGCAATGGCCTGCTTTTGGGGACGACCCTCCTTTACCATCTTGGAGATGTTTTTGGAGACCGTCTTCTTTGAAGATCCACGAGAAAGGGGCACGATCACTCGCCCTTCTTCTTGGTATTGTAGCGCTTACCACGCCAGCTGAATTCTTTGGCGCCGGAACTACGAGCAGCCTTGAATGCCTCATTAAAGGACTTCTTGTTGAAAGAGCCTGTGGTGGTCTTTTGGGTGGGACCCTGCTTGGGCTTATAGTCGCCCCGCTTGAGGGCAGCCTTGAGGGTGGAGTCGCCAGTATTGTAGGCCTGAAGACCCGCAGCAGCAGCACCACCACGGCTGGCACCAGCAACAGCGCTGGCAACATTACGGGCAGTACGAGCAGCCTTCAGCGTGCCCTCCATGTTCTTCATGGCGGAACGGGCATTGCGCTTAACCTGAGCATCCTTTACGGCCTGCTTGCCTCGCGCTTCGGCCTTGGCCTGGGCGCTGGAAGACAGGGTGCCAGGTGCCTTGCCTTGTCCAGTCGTTACCTTTGCAGAGCCAGCACCGCTAGGCTTGCCATTAGAGGCAGAGGTAACCTTTGCAGTGCTGGCCTTCATGCGGTTACTGCGCTGTTGAGAGGTGGTAACCTTTGCCTGACTGATAGACTGGCGATTGGCTCGGCCAGGATTCTGACCCGTGGTTGGGGGCTTGCTAGCCGAACGGGTGGAGCGATTTCGAGAAGAAGTAACTTTTGCCATCTTAAGGGATACCTCAGGCGTTGATGGGACCGGTGGTGGTTGCCACGCGGATGGAGAAGCCAGAGCCGGTGCCACCAATGGTAGCCGCTGCGGCGCTCAGGATTTCGCCCACGTCGTAGCCAGAACCGCCGCTGACGAGGGTTACACTGGTGACAGCAGCACCCGACACAACGATGTTTGCGGTTGCGCCAGTACCTGTACCACCCGTCAGGGCCACACCGTTATAGGTGCCGTTGGTGTAAAGAGAACCACCAACACGGGTGTCAAGGGTCAGGATACGGCCCTGAACCACATCAACGCGGGTCACACGACCGGTCTTGTTTGCGTTGTTCGAGGAAGGGATACGATCAGCCCGACGAACAGTACGGATTGCGGTCTTACAGGCGGCAACAGTACCGTTAACAGCAACGGTTGTAGCCGAGGTAGCGAAGGTAGCGGGAACGGTGGTCGTTGTAGTCACACCACCAGACACGTTAGCAGTGGTGTGCGTCCGGTTCTTGAGTTCGTCCTCGCTCTGACGACCAGGAGCCGTCGAGATGTTGCCGTAGCTGGAACCGCCTGCGGGAAGAGTAGCCATTTGATTTACCTAAAAAGAATTAAGTTAGTACTAACCGGTAGTCCAGGACAGAACCCTGGAGAAGTTTTTGTGGTCAAAGAAGTCTTGACCGACCCACCAAGACAACCAGTGGTTCGAACCTTTAGACTGGTTGCAATTTAGGCAGGCGGGCACAACATTATGAGTAGTGTCGTGACCACCTCGGGCCTTTGGATGGACATGATCGAGCGTTAAGTTTTCAGATGAGCCACAGTAGACACACTGGTTGTTCCAGTGTTCTTTAATGGCTGTTCTCCACATACGCTTAGCTTCGGCTGCGGTCATGGCCTTAAGAAAGTAAAGGTATTCAGAAGGATCTTTGAGAGGCATGAGGCCTACTTCGGTGGTTTACTTCTTTTTCTTAGGGAATCCTGCTTTCATGTTGGCATACGCTTTAGGTGACACCGTGCTTTTGCTTTTTGGGCGACTGGTTCCTGCCTTGCGACGCTTATTGATGTTAGCGTAGAGGCCGGAAGGCTTGGCGTTTCCTTTGTTCATTTGCGGGTACTTTTGCCGTTGTGACCGTTTCTGGCTCGGTTTTTGGATGGCGATTCAAGCACCATGCGGCCATTTTTTGTATGGGAAAGATCGGCACCGCCTTTGCTGGCAATACCACGTCGTCTCCGCTCTGTCCACCGCTCTTCCGAAGCATTTTTAACGGTGGGTTTTTTATTTAGTTTGCGTTGATAGGCAGCTTTTTTGGCTGCTGCCGTTGGATTTGCCGCATAATATTTGGCGGACTTACTTTTTGAGGGCGCCATCTTCTACAAAGACATAATTTTCTAGGCGCTCAAGGCGTTGATTTGCTGCATCAGCTCGATTTACCAGCACATCAACGGACTTAGCAATGTTGTGAAGGGTTAGAAGGTGCCACCCAAACAAACCAAGTGCAGCAGTTGCTATAATATTCCTAATTAAGTCCTGATTGTCATCATCTGATGGCCCGTTCGACATCCTCCATCTCCAATTCAAGTGATTCAAAGAGTGAAGCAAGCGGACTTCCAGTTACCGGAAGGCCAGTAATATTGTTTTTGGATAACCAATCGGCGGCGGCCTTAAGATCTTGGGTGGTGGCAACACCGTTTTTGATGCGATCGATCAATTCGTTGGTGACGAGGCCGTGAAGTTCGTTAAATTGATCTTCAGTGGCTCTATTCATAGGAATACTCGAACAGGATTTTTTGGATTTACCACATAGGCGTCGCACTCCTCAGGCAACTCACCGATGTAGTTGACGTGCCAGCCGCTCAGCAGCACGGGTGGGGTAAGCACTTCGCCGGTGTCGGGGTCGTAGGTGCCACCTGTGTAAATGGGGCCGATGACATCCAGGGCGTGCGTGTGGCTGGCGGTGAGCACCACGGTGTCGCCGTCTTCATTGGTGGTGGTAAGGCCAGCAGCATCAAGGGCAGCCATGCCGGTGGATTCGTCGGGGAAGCGGATGTAGTGCGTCATTGCGTGATCGCCTGGAGGGTGCTGTTGGGGAGGCGCTGGGGCCAGTAGGTGAGACGGCGGATGGTGCCTCCAAACTGGTTGCCTCCTGAAATAGTGCCGATATTCAATGTTGAAGTTGTTGGCAATGTTCCAGAAACATCTGTCTGCGCCGTGCCTCCGTCTACGTTTGCGCCAAAATTATTAACTGCATAAGCATAGGAAATTCGCCTTGATGCAGCAGTGCTCCAAGTTGCGCCAAGTCCAAATACTGCTTGCGCAACGTTGCCTACAAATGCTTGAATAACTGGCTGTAAGTCACTTTGGCGGAATATGCGGTGAGAGTCTCCAGCCGCGCCGTCAATAGAAACAACGCCGCGAGTGACAGCAGCAGAACCCATATACGAAGAGGCCTCCGCAAACACCGTCCCCTCATCCTGCCGGTACCAGGAGCTGAAGTTTGTGCCCGTGATGCTGGCAACGTCCGCGCTGCGGGTGGCGGCAGCGGTGGTGGTGGGGATGTAGCTGGTGGCAAAGGCTCCGGCTTCTAGTTGGGCGCCCCAGATGAATAAGCCGCTGGTGCCGTCTCCGGTGTAGTTAATGGTAGTTCCGCTTGAGACAAGCGCAACCGGGAAAACGCTATCACTAGCGGTTGCCTGCGCCGTGGCAGTGATAGAGCAGCGATACCAACCATTGCCATACGGGATTATACTTGCAACCAATGCAGATCCTGCACTTACGACAGAGCCTAAGGCAATGTCAAAAGTTGCTATATGGTTAGCAGCTACTGGGAACGGTGTGCCACCACCGCCTAACTGCAATCGAAATCTGTTACGTTCTCCAGCTTTGGCAAAAATGCTTAGAGTGTAGGATTGTCCGCTTGTGTATGAAAGCGACGAAGACGACATAAAATGACTGTTAGTTGATGTATCCTCAACTATCTTGTCCGCCGTAGTTGCTCCATTGGGGGCGGCAATAGAGTTAATGGAAATAGAGCATCTTGTTTTGCTGTAGATTGCATTATCAAACTCCTCACTCCTCAGTTGCAAATTCGTCCTCTGCTCCTCCACCAGCAGGCCCAGGCTCTCGCCGGTCGTGGGGTTGTGGTCGAACCTAGGCACATCTGTAGCCGCCGTCTGTAGCAGCCCGTTGCTGTCCACAAACGTGCCGCTGCTGGCGCGGGTGAACGTGACCAGTGGACCTAAAGTTTTAGTATTGGCAAAGTCTAAATTAAGGGTTGGGTTAATTGTAGGGTAAAGTGCCTTAATGGTCATAATTTAAGCCAAAGTAAGGGTAGTTGAACGGACAGTCCCATCAGAACCCCGCATCCGAATTTTAATGGAAGTATCAGACACGTATTCAAAATTGATGTCTAAATTCATTGCTGGTGCTGTGCTGGCACTACGCAGAAATGAGACTTGATTTTGAAATGCCAAAGCCCCTAAGTATCCATTAAGGGGTACTTGATTTGGATTGGTTCCAATATCAACTTGGGTTACAACTGGATAAAATACACTAGCAAACACTTCCTTAAGTGGAGCAGCTGTATCATCGACTGTTACCTTGCCAACTCCATTAGTTGTGATACCAAGTACGTCAGCACTGGGGTTATAAAAACCAGTATTTACATCCGCAGAGAATGACATTCCAGGGGCTGCGGCTGTTCCAGAACCTGCTACAGAAACAGTACCTGCTGGACCGGCTGGACCCGTTGTCGCGTCATCAAATGTGCCCGTAAACGGGTTATATTTGTATGTCATTGGAGTTAACTCTTGGTAACGGTAAGAAGGTTATTAGAACCATCATAAGTAAGAACAAGAGTAGCAACAGTAATGCCACTTGCTCCACCAAATTTGAATACAGCACCAGTTAGATTAGTTCCAGTATAGGTACAGGACACATAATCATGTTCTGGAATTGCAAGATTGGACGTTACAGCTTCAGCCGAATAACGCCCTGGAACAATTGACGAAGAGTAAGTCATTTACTGATTTTCCAAGATGAGTTGAATGAGTTTGGATGGATAGGTAGGATCTGTTGCATACCCCTCTTTTTGAAGCAGGTGGCAGCATTCCCTCCAATCCAAGGCACGATTGACGCCCTTGTACCCCTTGTAGTCCTTGTACCAAAGAGTGATCAAATGATCAATACATTCGACAGGGGTCTCGTAGTTCTTAAAGGTATCGGAAATGGTAATCCACTTCCCATTGATGAACTCCGATGTTTGTTTTGCGGTGCCTGGAGTGCCCTTAATGCCGAAAAAGTTGTTCTTTCCAGACGTGTGGACGCCCCAGCTGGACTCAAGTGCCCACTGTGCTGCTACAACCTCTGGAAACTTGGCTCCAAGACTAGCCGCAGCCTTCCTAACTCCCTTAAAGTTGTTCTCAAATGGCACCGCAGCGGGGGCTGGCTTAACGTCTTCGATCCTTCGAAGATCCATAAACCACCCAGTATTGGGACCCTCTACCTCCCAACGTGGAAGCCAGTTCTTCCAGGAGTAGCTGACCTGTTTGCCGCCCTTTCCACGACTTACATAGCCGCCGTTGACATTATCAAGTTCCCCATATGGATCGTGAAAGATACCATGAGTATCCGTCATACCCACCAGGAGAACCCAGTGGCCGCCCCCACGAGGGGCCGTAGGCGTACCATGATGGAGAAACCCAACAGGCACGGGAACACCCTCTTCTAGCCGCTTCTGGAGGGCACTGAGGTTGCCGTTTTTGTGGAAGGTAGCACGTACCTTATACTCCTTGGCAGCTTGGGTTTGTGCTACAAAATTTGTAGTGTCTCCAAACTTAAGCACGGTGCGGAGATAGTCGTCGTCCGCATTTGATCCGCTTAGAGAAGAAGGCCACAGGTACTTGATACCCATGGCCATCGTGCTCGAAAAGCACATCCTATCTGCGTGAGCCGTGCGACTATCTGTTTGGGGGTAGTATTGGCTGATTGGCAGTAGGATGTTGGTCATTTGAAGGAGTCTTTAATCTTCTGAAGACGCTCATCCTCAGACCGAAGGGGCTTCAGCAGGGTGACGACTTTCAGCAGAACCTGAACAACGCTGTTGGAACGATACTTGCTGAGACCAATAACCTCAGAAGCAATGAAGAGTCCGAAAAAGATAGCTGCCTCATAGGTCAGCTTGATGCCGAAGATGGTGATCATTTACCTTGACCTCGTGATTGTTTACGCCCATGATTGGGCAAAGAATGCTGTCCCTGGCCCTGCTTAGTTTTCTTCGGGGGACCAGGGACGTGGGTGACCTTGTTAAGGGCGCCTTTTGGCTTGGACATCAGCAGTCAGTTGCGTCGGAGAACTCGGGAAGGGTTTTGAGGAACTCGTAGGACTGCTTGACAAAGTTGCCACCTTCGGCGTCAGGAATATGCAAGTATTTCTTGTTTTCAATTAAGGTTTCGTTTTTGGCAGTGTAAATGGCAAGGCTGATTTCAAGCAAAGTACAATTACCTGTGACTTTTTCAACTTTAACGTATGCCTTGGGAAAAATGACTTGAGTATTAAGGTTGGTGGTAGCGGAAAGCGATTGTTGCAAAGCCATAATTAAAACCTCAAAGAATGTAAGTAGAGGCGTGTCTAGGGACAATCAGCACCTGGCATAGATTTGCAAATCCGCCTACGCCCGTCCACGTAAGACTATTTGCTGTGGAACCGTCAAAACCAGCAGCAGATGGAGTTCCAAGCGTTGTCACGGCACCATCCGCCACCCAAGCACCAGACGTGTTGCGCTTAATGTTGGCATGGTAATAGCCCTGACCATAAGCGGTTGGATCCCAAAACATTTCTGGTCGCAGAAGGTAAGAAGCAGTGCCGTCGCTGAACTTGACGATCAGCGTAGCCTTAGAAAGATTTGCCCAAATAGCCGAAGGAACTGTCGTACTTGACGCAGTGAACGTCCTAGGTGCGTTTTGGGTGCTTCCAGATCCCACGCCAATCCAGCCATCCACGTTCGGAAACGTGTTGTAAAAAGCTGGGAGGTATAGCGTTGTACCATTTGCAACGCGAAACCCGGCAGCAAGCTGGCTCGACGACGGGGTGAATCCGATGTACTCAATAGAGCTTGCTACGTTTGGCGTAGACAGCACCGGACCGTAGCTGATGCAATCAATGACTTCTTCAAAGTTAGTGCCTGAGTTGCGGTTAAAGGTTACGTTGGCTGTGCCGTAGAACCGACACGACCGGAACCTTTGTGTGCCAGAGAAGAAGTAATGATTTGCTGCGCCAGGGGCAACGATGTTGCGGAACTGGCACCCTTCAAACCAGGCAGTGTGGTTGGAAAGGATAGACGCTACATTTTTATAGTCAAAAATGCAATCGTAGTAGCGAACGTCCGACCCAGCATTTGACGTAAAACTACCAGAGGTAATTGTAAAGAAGCAGTCCGTGAACTCAGTTGGAGTTGACGAACTGTTAAAGGCAATCCAACCTTGGGAGCCGTTGTAGTCCCCGCTGCCGTACTGGAAGTACGAGTTTGAAGCCCTAATCCTGCCTTGCGTCGTGAGATTGAATACAAACACGCCAACCCGAAAGTCGATCACTCGACAGTTGTCAATCGTCAGATTGCACGAGCTGCCTTCTTCGATGTGGATAGTACGATCGTACTTTTGAACGAGGCAGTGCTCAATGGTTGCGTTGTAGTAGGTAGTGGCATACTCAAACGTACATCCGATGCGGCTGTAATTGCTGGAGTAACCGACAATGTTGCAGTGGGAGATCAGGACGTTCCCGTTTGCCTTGACGCGGCTGTGATAGACGCCATCGCCAAACGCATCAAAAGTATTGTTCTGATACCAATGACCACCAACCTCGCTAAGCGCACAGTTTCGCACTTCGGACTGGTACGCGCCAGATGAGTTGATGCCGTAACCGTAAATCTTACGAAGGCGGCAGTTCTCGATCAGCACATACTCTGTCTGAGTGGCAATGCCCGTGACTAATTTCAGGTTCGCAAAGTTTGTCTCAGCCCACTGCTCTGGTACGCCACGCCCGTCAATAACAAGCCCTCGGATCTCCGCAAACGTGTTAGTGCCAAGCGCAGCAGTTACAGCACTTGTGCAACTTACGGAAATAATTGTGGCACTAATGTTTGCAGTTTGCCTCAGCTCAGCTCCGTCCGACTCGATTACCAGCCCTCGCCCATCAGCCAGCGTGACGGAAATAGCTCCAGACCCCAGCGCATAGAAGTTGCTGGTCTTAGGGATCCATAGACGTGCGCCAGCTGCGACGGCTGCCGTAGCTGCTGCCTGGATGGCTGCGCTGTCGTTTGTTACTCCATCCCCAACGGCCCCAAAGTCCTTTACGGATACAACATCCTTCAGCTTACTACTCCAAGACCTTGTTACAGCACCAGCACCATCTTGAGTAAACGCGGGTGATCCACTATAAAGTAGAGCATTATCATCTACATAAGTTTTAGTGGCAGCATCAGTGCCAGCAGCGGGCGTCCCAAGGTTGGTAATCCTGAACCCACCCATGTTGAGAATACCAAGCATGGTACCCCCAAACCTACTGATGTATCGGGAAACAACTTCCTGAACAACGTAAAGAATCTGAATAAAGTTATTATTCAGATCAGATGCCTTAATGGAAGATCCAGGAAAGAACGTTGCAGACGCTTCGTCATTAGCGGTTTCCCGATAAATTCGAATACTAATTCCAGCAGCCGGAGCACTGGTAAATTGAATAGTGGTAGCGTTGGCAAAGGTGTATGCAGTTGTAAGAGTGCCATTAAGGGTAACCTTAACATCAGCACTATCAAGATATGGAAAGGTAAATGGGAAAAGGACCGAAGTCCCATTCCCTGTATAAGTATTTTCAGTGATAGCCATTGCTTAATGAATTCAATGTGTGTGCTATGGTTGACTGTATTGAATCAGATCATACACGCCACCGCGTTGCATTCCCTGACGCATGAGGAACTCATTTTTACGCTTGATGAAGTCCGGATTGGTGGCCTCCATCTGCCGTTTGGCTGCGTTGATGTATTCGTTAAAGATTTCTTCGGTGCGTCGTTTGTAGTAAGGAACAACCAAACGTTCCTGTGGGGTAAGAGAACCCTCCTTCCACCGAAGTTCGTCGGCCTTAAACTCAGGAGACGCGAAGTGAGCGGCAAGCGCCCTTTCAAGTCCCATCTTAGCAACAAGGGCCTTGACAGCTGCTCGCTCCTTACCAGTATAAATCTGTCCGGTGGTTGCTTGCTTGAACTGTCCCTTTTGCCACACGTTCATTTCGATGAGTTTCTGAGCAACAGGGCTCTGATTTTCTTCAAGTGTTTCAAAAGGAATGATAGCATTCAAAGGACCACCTGTGGAACGCAGCATTGGTTTGCCAGTCAGGATGTCCGGTTCATACGGAGCCATTTGGCTGATGCCAGGCCACAACTGAGCAAGGGTCTTTTGGAACAGGCTATCGTACTCTCGATAGTACGCATCAGAAGCATTAGCCCAGGCCTTACGAGCACCAGTATAAGGAATAATCTGTGAGTTAACAAAGTTCAACCCAGCAGAAGACACCGTATCCAGGAAACTGTTTGGATTACCAGGAATGTTTTTACCATTGCCAACAAGATTAGACCAAGTATCCTGAGGATTCAGAATGGTCGCAATACCATCAAGGTTAGCCAGATAGCTCTTTTCGGTAAAGCTTCCAGCAATAGCATAGGTCAGGGCAGCTCCAAGCTGATTCAGATCTTCAATATCTCCATAACGAGAAAGGTGACCAAGATCAGCAGCGGCAGCCATCCAGTTGGATAGTGGTTCAAACCAAGAATAGGATACCCACTTATCTCCAACCTTGACAGAGCGTGGCTGAATACCTTGTTGTCTCCAACGTTCGCGCTCGTCTGGATCATACGGAGCATTGCCGGTTACCTGGCCACTTGAACCGGCAGCATAGCCGATGGATAACAGCAGCGAACCAATTGATTCCCTACCACGCAGTTCAGCAAGAGCAATTTCATCTCCAGATTGAAGAGCCTTACGATACCCACCAAGAAACTTACCAATCAAAGGCGTGAATCCAAGCTGATACCCCATGATGTTAGCAGGGGTACGGATAAAGGGAAGGATGTATTTACCAGGGGCAATACCCTTCACTTCAATACTAACCAGTTCTTCCAGCTTCTTAGCAAAGGCACCGGGGTCATTGGTAAAGGTAACCTCATCAGCATACTGACGAAGGGCCTTATCAGTGATCTGACCGCTTTTAGGATCAATTCCACGGCTCATTGCGATCATCGCATGTTCCATGGTTTCAGCAAAGTTCTTGCCACCCTTCTCCGACGCATACATAAAGGCGTCCTGCGTCATCTTCTGACGAACCGCAATGGTACGCAAGAAGTCGTCGGACGACATCATGAGACGACTAGGAAGTTCTGTCCATCCAATAAAGGAATCAAGCCACCGAAGGTGACCAGCAACCATACGTTGAGCATCGTTTGTGGCAGCCAGTTCAAGACCATCAATCATGGCCTTCATTTCTGCCTTAGTAACAACGTTGGCGCTGCTCCAAGACGCAGGAACACCGCTCTTAAAGGTTTGACCAGCAACCTGTGAAGCCTCCAGCATCGAGCTAAAGATGGCAGCAAAGCCTTCTCCAGCAGCACCAATCAGGCGATCATCACCCTCCATAATGCCACGAATGCCAATCTGGATGGGCTGATACACAAGCCTCGCAGCACCAGAAAGGTTCCTGATGATGGTCTTAGGACCAGACAGGATGTTATTGAAGAACAGTCCAAGAGCCCGCTTACCTGCGTACCGGATAACCGTTTGTGCAAAGCTAATCGTCTTAGCAGGATCACCACCAGACAATGCCATAGCAAGGGCCATCTGACGAGCCTCTGTGCGAGCAGCTGGATCACCAGTCATCATCAGGTACTTAACATGATCTGCCCACTTACGCAACAGCTTCGTGGTGAGAACAGTGCCGCCTTCTTCGGTTTCCCGAGCAGAAAGTTCATCCAGAGTACCTTTCCATGCCTTACCAGCAGCCAGACGACGGCCAGCTTCAAGCGACCAGGACTCCTTGCGAAGCATAGCAAGGCCAGCCACCTGATCAACAAGGCGATCAAAGTGGTTGCCTTCAGGAAGACCAGCAGATTCAGATCTGAGATAATCATCACCAATGTTGGCTGCCTTCTCAGACAGACGACGCATCATTGCTTGGGTAACAACGAGTGCCTTGGTTTTGATTTGTTCAGTACCAACCTCGCCAGTAAAGGTTTGCCCTTCCTTACGGAAGGTATCCAGCATGGCCTGTTGGACTTCTTCTGCTGACTTAGTAGTATCTAGAACCGATTGATACGAATCCAGAACCTGCTGATCAATAGCAGAGACAATACGTTTGACTTCGGAAGGCTTATATCGACGATACAGGCTCTCCATATTATCTTTGTAATACTCAAGAGCTTCGTCAATCTGGGCCCTCCAACCATCACTCATGTTGGCCCTTTTTGTGGCAGCATCCGTAATCCAAACACGATTCTGGAGGATGGCCTCAGGAATGTCAAACTTACCAATGTCAGCAGCAGTTTCAACCCGGCTGGCTCCACTGGGCATACCTTCAGAACGTTGAAGAATGTTGTTGTCAATATCCTTCAGTTCATCATTAGCAGCATCCAATTGCTTTTTAAGTTCGGCGCTGTCTTCCCAGGGGTCCGATTGACGACGTTTAATATCATCAATCTTAGTGAGGATCTCATCGCGGGTCAGTTGATCAGCATCATTCCATCGAATAGCCTCTTCTGTTTCCTTTACGGATGCCTTAGAAGCAGCATTATCCAGTTCCTTGTTGAGGACCTTAACTCCTTCCGAGATGGCTTCTGCGCGAGTCTCATCGGTGACTGCTTTACCAAATGGACGCAGTTTGGTACGGAATATATCAAGTGCCTTAAAGCTGGCACCCACGGCATCAGCAACGATACCAAGACCCATGTCTTCAAGACCAGCAAGGACTCGATACCGAGCCTCACTATCATAATCAGGATCACCTAGAACTGCTGCTGGAACAAACTGACGGAGGTTCTCAGGCAGGGCCTCATCTAGCCTGGCAAGCAGGGTAGGACCGCCCTTATCAGAGGTATCAGCGTGAATGAAACCAGCAAAGAAATCCAGGCTTCTATCACGAGTGAAGCTGGCCATCTTATTCTTGCTGACATCTCCAGGAGTAATCCGGCGGAGCAGTCGAGCACCATTGATAAGCTTCAGGAGTTCGGCCCCCTTAGCCATCATAGGATCCTCTGGAGTGAGTCCAAAGTCAATCTGGGCCTTGATGTACCTATCGCTTCTAGGATCCTGTTCAGGGGCCACAGGGCGGCCAATCATCTCACCCGTGCGAGCAATGATCTCTTGACCGGCAGTGACTGCTCGTGAACCATAGTCCTCAATAATGCCTGGGCCAGAACCCTTAAGCAGCATCTTGGCAGTTTCAGCAATAGGCTTAAATTGCTTCTTCAGTTCACCACGAGTCTGTTCAGCCTTTACAGCAAGATCTGATTTTTCTTTGCCAAGCCTTACCTGCTTACGCTTTTCCAGTTGCTTGACATCTCGAATACCGTAAAGGTTTTTATCAACCCATTCACCACCGGCAGCAGCAATGGGACTAACAACATCTGAAACTGCTTCGAATGGAGCCTTAGCAGCATCACCAATGGTTTGACCAAGCACCTGTGCGGGATTCCATGATTCCCGATTACGTTTGGGACGACCCTTAGCCCGCTTCTTCGCTTTGTCGGCTGCGGCTTTTTCCTTAATCTGTCTAGATTTTTGAATCGCAGCCTTGGTTTGTTTGTTGCGATTTTCTTCTTCAATTTGAGAATTAGTTTTCCCAGAATCAAGCGCAGACACTGATGTGGTGTCTTGGTATGAATACTGAGAATCCCACGAATCAGTAAGGCTAGGCATTTAATGGAACCCCCTTAAGGGTAAATGATGTGTTGTGGGAAGGGACCATCTCGCAAGAAAGTCCCTTTGATTCCCAAGTTAGAATGCGACGTGAAGATGAGTATCATGGCCTGGAATGGCCTGGGACCGTGGTCCACCAATCAACTTACCGTTCTGATAATAACCCTTTCGGTCCCAGAACAGTTCGGTGATGCCAAATGCCGCAGCATTGTTTTTTAGATAATCAAACGTCTTATCAAGCTCTGTCACACTGTTATGTGAAAGAGGAAGGTCAAGGGCACTGGCAGCATAGTGTCTGGAATTATCGGAATGACGACCAACTCTACCGCCCTTTTCAACGTACCCTTTATTAAGATCGAAGTTTGGATGTTGCCAAATCTTGACGCCCATGTTGAGCAGCATCTGTCCAACGCGAACAGTCCGTTGCGGAGGAGGCAGAGTACCAAGATTCGGATCAACAGTGCTTTGCTGCCGTTCCATCCTCATGTTCTGAAGATACGACCCAAGCTTTGCCGGAGTCAGGTTCTTCATAGATGTCCATTCAGTTTGCAGATCTTGAATGGCAGCAGCTCTGTTAGCAGCAGTATCTGGAACCTTGCCTGACATGTAATCATTCAGACGATTCCTCCAAGGAAGGACTCCTTCCATAACCACCGCTCGGAATGCACGGTCTTGGGTCTCTTTGTTGAATGGAGCATCCATCGAAATACCAACCTTCTTAGCAACAGCTGCAAAGGTATCGGCCTTGAATTGATAGGCTCCAAAGTGAACAACACGTTGACCATTGATCGTGTAGTTACCACGAATAACGTCCCTTACCTTCAGGTTGGTAAGGTTTGGATCTGCGGGACCACTACGGGCGAATCCAAAGTTGTACTGTCCGTACGGATCCGTACCGCCGCCTTCCCGCTGAATCAAATCATTCTGGAATGTGGCATAGGTTCCCCCAGGCGCCGCTGCTGCCGAAAGTGACGCCTTTGTTTGTTGCTGGGTTCGTATTGTTTCCAGCTGTTGTGTAAGGCGCCGCCGTTCAGAAGGTGTAAGTTCACCGGCAAGACGAGCAGCGATGCTAGGAGAAATTGTTTTTGCATTTCGTAGGAATGTTTGTTGATCAGAGTTCGGTGTCCACGTCATGCCATTTTTAGTAGCTTGATCGGAAAGATACCGATTAACATCCTTGTATCCAGAAGCCTTAGCAATGTTAACAACGCTGCTGGATATTTTACCACCCTGATTAACTGCCAACTGTTCGTTAGCAATCATTTGGGCGGGAATATCGACTGCTGTTGGATCAAGAACAGGAGCTGCTTTGGATGAAACTCTGTTGGTAATTGCGTCTATGACGGGTTTTGGTAGGGTGGTGGTGAAGGTTGGAGGAGCTGTGGATGGCGTCTTATCAGTAGCCTTTTGAAGGTTAGGTGCCGAGTGAGTATCCGGATTCCAATAATAAGCTGAGTTGGCATCACTAAGTTCCTGACGAGCCAAAGCTGCCAGATCCTGGGAAACTTTGATAATGTTAATTGGCTGATTGGCATCTACCTGGGCCTGGATGGTGCCTTGGTATTTAGACATGGCCTTGGCAATGGCCACCTCTGCAACCACCTTAGCCTGGGCCTTGGAGGCTTCTGAGGGCACAGTCGAACCGGTAAACGACTTTGTTTGCCACGCACGAATCAAATTGACTGCTTGATCCTTAGCATCTTTGAAGACATCGTTAACCGTCTGTTGTTGGGCAAGCTCTGGTGCTGCTACTGCTTGATCGTAAACGCTTTTATCAATAGTACCATTGGCCAGGTAGGTATCCAAAACCGACTTGGTGATCTTATTAGACCCTACAAGAAGGCTACCATCACGGATGCCCTTCAATAGAGCAATTTCAAATGATGTACTACCACCAGTACGAGCCTCTCTGATCTTATCTTCATCCATACCAGCAAGACGCATCCTAGTCAGAAGACCATTGGCTGGATCGTTGATAAAGGCGTCACGTTGGGCGGCGGGAAGATTATTGTACCGCTCAGCTTCTTGTTGGAACAGTGCAAGTTGATCAGCCTTCCTTGCCTTTTCCTGATCAGCCCCAAACTCCTGAAGTTTGCTTTCCAGATCTTGGAACGTTGTAAGAAAGCGTTCCCGATAGGTACCAACGCCAGACGGATGCCTGGTGCTGCCAAGGTTTGTAAGCAGGGCAGTGGCTCCAAGTTGATCTCCAGCGGCCACCTTTTCTTGATAAGCAGCAGCAAGAATCTTTGGAAACTGCTCATTAATTTCCTGGTATGAATACGGACTCAGGATCTTTTCTAAAGCCGTAGAAGCTGTGGCAGCAGTTGTTTGATCAGTAATACCGCCAATAGCAGTAACACTGTTCTTAAATGCAATGTCTTGTTGAAGGGCTTTGGCATTGCTATCCAGTTCCTTGCCCCAATCCTCCATGATCCGAAGCTTGGTAACAGCAATGTTATTTGCTGCGTGCTCCATCAAAACCTGAGGATTGATCTTAGAAATGCCTGTTTCCAGCGACCACTTTTCGGTAAGCAGCTCCATGACACGTTCTGCCTGAGCCCTACCCATGCGGGGACCGATGGTAATATCTACTCCAGTATCTGGATCACGGATAATGGCATTCTCGCTTCTTGCCTTATTGATGTAGTTGGCAAGAGAGAACGGAGCGTTCTGAGCCTGAGCAATGCTATAGCCGTAGGCCTGCCACCCAGTCAAAGCTGGAGAATTATTTCGAATACCAGCGGAAATACCTTCAGCATTAGGAAGAGTTTCAGCGACTGTTGCCAGTTGGTTGTCCCGTTTGGCTGCATCACTGAGACGAACTTCTGCTTCTTTATGCTCTTGTTGATACTTTGGAGAAAGAGAACCACCACTGCTGATGAACTTAGAAAAGCCCTTTGCAATTTCACCTTTTTTCCACTGCTCACCTTGTTCTTGTACGAACTTAGACAGCGTGGAACTAAAGGCAGTTAGCTGTTCAATCTCTCTATTTTTAAGCCGTGACTGTTGTTCAACAGCCTCAAGCATTTGTTGACTTGGATCGAAGGTTCTCGTAGGGCTAAAGCCTGGAGATACAGACGGCCCACCAAGAGCAACCTGTGGACCCTGTGGATCATAAATACTAGCCATGGATTAGCCTTCTCCGATCTTTTTGCCTGGGGGTGCAAATTCATTATATGTTCCAAGGCCACCCACAATGGAACTGCCAATACCCGACACGAGACCAAGACCACTAGGAGCACTAGGACTGATCATCCTACCAGCAGCAGCAGCGGCGTTGGCACTTTCAGCCTGTTGGAAGGTATTCTGACTACTAAGCAGATAATCCTCATTGGCATAACCAAGATTCATACCAAGCGTAGCCATGTCCCTGCCAAAGCTTCTTTCAGCATCCTGGGCAAGGATGCCAACGGATTGACCAACCCTACCAGAAGCCATGATATTGCCTTGGGCTTGAAGGGCATTAGTCATAAGCTTCTGAGACTCAACGGCTGACTTATCGTATTCATTTTTCAGCTTCATCTGGTCCGCAACATAGGCGCGGTTGGCAGCCTCAGCGTTAAGTTTGATCTGGCGGTTGTAGGCCTCCTGAGAAGCCTGATACGCAGCCATCTGTCCCGCATAAGCCTGCTGTTCGGCTTGATAAGAAGCAATAGAACCTAATCCGGAGCTAATTGCGCTGACGGCAGCGATAGCGATTGTGACATCACACATTTTGTTAACTTAGCAAATTCAACATAGGTTAAACGGTCAGGACCCACAGTACGATACATGAGCTTCTTGAATCCAAGCATATGGAGAAGTTTCATGTGAAGAGTGTTTCGTGGATCAGCAATGTTATGGAGGACATCATACGAAGCAATTTGATCGACCCATCGTTTTGCTTCCTTAAAAAAAAGTTTTGGATACGGACGGACATGTGGTGTGGTTAGCATCCATATGGATCCGCAATGGGCATCTGTTCTGGATACCCCCGCAATTCCGCAGAGGTCACCCTTAGGATTTAAAAAGGTAACACTGAAGTCAGAAGACAGAACAGAAATAGAGAGGGCCAGGGCCATGTTTTTATGGCCAAGACCCTCCAATTCCCGACGATCGTCTTCTTGAAGATGTGATGCCACATAGAAAGCATCTTCAACAGTGGCAGGGCGAATAAGATTTATTGCCTGGTCACTCCTCGTGTTGTGAAAGATCCTTGCCATGTTAGGCTTGTGATGGCGGTGGGGAATGGATAATCGGCCTTAAGTTTGATTGATACCTGATCTGCTCGGGCCATAATTGGCACCGTGTTATTAGCATTACGAAGCATCGGAAGTGTTTGAGCTTGATAGAGGTTGGCTGTAATTTGAGGAAGTTCAGCCAAATACACATCACGCCCATCCGCATCAATTTCTACAGTATACGGCCCGGAGTTGTAACTACTAATGGTTGCTCGATAGATTGTAGGGATGTTAAGAGTATCCGCACTATTTTCACTTGGTTTGTAATACAACGCAGGAAGCGTAGCCTCTGCTTCATAAGTCACGCCAAGAGCCCATGAGTAGGAAGTTTGATCTCCTTCCAATAACACAAAGTACTTCTGTCCAACTGGAGCAGCCGCATTGTATTGAACCGTAAGATTATTAACCCAACCTGGATTAACTGGATCCAATGACACAACAGCAGCCGTACCAGTAAATGATTCAAGTCCGTCCTTAAAGCATACCTTTGTTTCGTCGGTACCACTTAGATAAATGGTTTGAGGATTATAGTTGTAGAAATCCAACCGAGTATCTACATAGGTATTCTCATAAAGCAAAGCCCCACTGGAGGACTCAGTGACTAGATTTACTTTACTCAGGAAAGCATTAGGCTGTTGCGTTACAATGTAAAGAGATTCATCTTCAAAATTAACCAAGGAGATATTTCCCGGTAGAACCCATTTGAACCAGCTGTTCATTAAAGCCTTGCCTTCACTGACAAGCCAACGATACATGTAAATGGCATTCTTCTCTTGATCTGAAAGTAGAACAAGAGTATTAGTAGTAGTGCTTCCCTTGAATGACGTAACCTTAGCAGGCAAGTACGAAGGTATAGGTTTTGTAATGTCTGCTGTTTGAGGTTTTGTATTGGAGTCGGTAATCAAGATTTCTCTGATGCTGGATGCTCGTGAGCTTTGATCCAGAATCATGAAACTATTACCCGCATCAACAGGAGGAACCTTGGTATCTTGACTGAATGTAGAAACAAGGTTAATCTCAGCCGTTGAGGGGCTAAAGGCTTCCGTGGAAGTTTCAAGAATGTACTGAGCATTATCAGCAAACAGCATCAATCCTCGTGGAATTTGAAGCGAATGCCTTAGTTGAATAGGCTTCTGAGATCCACAAGAAATATCAATCGGATCACTGTTGACAATGGTAATAACAGTACTAGCAAAGAAGTCAAAATAACTTCCAGCTTGACTACAAATCACATTATCATTGCTGAAGAATACCAAACGATTCTTGAAAAAATTGATACCGCTAATGGTCGAACCAATAAAGGTTGGATCTGGATTAGATTCAGTATCTCCAACAACTCGATCATTCCAATACTGATTGGCAGCCAAATCTACAGTACCGGTAGCCGATGCCACGGTGTTGATCGTAAACGTATCTCCAAACTCCGAACTAACCACATTAGAAGCTGTGTAGTTACGTCCTGGACGGCTGATCTCGACACCATTGATTGTGTTCGGAAAGGAGGTGACAATAGTCAAACCAGCCTTTGTTGTGGCCAGTGGCGCTGCTGGAGCAAATGCTCCGTTTTGAGAGATCTGTTTGTTTCCAACCGTAATTGGATTGGTAGTTGTGGTCTCAGCAATTTGAGAGCCACCCACATACCAGCGATACCTAGCAGTTGGAACCCCACCAATTGTCACATACACCAGCTGAACATAGTCAGTTGTGGAGGTATTTGTAGACGTGGTAGTTGTCGTACGAGTATAGGTGCTAGTTACCCTAAGGCGTAGATCTGTTCCGGAGCCTCCACTTACTGGAAAGCTTTCTCCAACCTGATACTTGCCAAAAGAATTGTTGGTAATCGATATTGTTTGAGGAACACCAGTAAGTGTTGCTGTTGGCGTAACTGCTGTTTGGTTCAGATTACGGTAGGAAAAGGATCCATCGGCTTCACGAATAATAACGTGAGGCATGGTGGTACCATTAAACCTAAGTGGTACGCTGTAACCAATGGTTTCTTTCCATGAACCAGCCCCATAGGAACCACCACCATCCGTGGTAAACTTTACGTAGTAATCATCACCTTTGGTGTTTGCATCCCCAGCAACTTTTATGATAGCCCCATTTTTAAATTGTTGAGGTAGACTCGTAATGGATGGCACTTCACCCTTAAACGCCTCCAGTGCATTTCCAGTGGCACCACCAGAAGCCTTAACGGTGAAGTCTGCTCCGGTGTTCTTAACAATGTAAATAGCATTACCAACTGCGGTAGCCGTAAAAGTGCCACCAGCATTAATAGCATTAACTAAACTTGTAAGTACATCGTTAAGTCTAGTATGACTGTTAGAACTAGTGATGGTATAAGTGGTGGCATCCAAAGTCACCGAATAAGTAAGATCACCTCCAATAGTATTAATAAGCAAAAAGGCATAGTGGGAGTGAGCAGCACTTGTCGTTGCAGCCATTTGCGTGACTACTTTTTTGTTTAAGACAAAGTAGTAGTCATTGATTTGCAGCAGAGCCAGATCCGCTGAATCAGAATGCGTTGCGTAGGTTGTAGCACTAGCAGCTGGAGTATTGATTGTTTTAGGAACACCAGACTCAGCATCCCAAATCTTTAATACGCCAGCCTTAGAAAATTGAATGATGTAACGCTCTTGGTCATCACGGACAGCCATGAACCAAGTGCCATCTGCTGCGGCTCCACTCAGTTTTCCAATACCCTTGAGACCTGGACGCTTAATGAGTCCAAAGGCGGGGTCTGGAAAGTAATTAGTACAAGACCTAAGCTGCCCAGCAAGCTTATAAGAGTCTGCTTGTTGAGAAACCCCACCAATCAGGTTAGGAATTTTCTGAGAGATAGTAGCCATTAGCGTGCCAGTGCTCGATATGGTGTGAATGAAATGTAATAATTTTGACCAGTCTCAATTCCAAAGATATTAGCTTCGGAGGTCTGCGTATCATAAGACAAGCAGTTGGCCCTGGCCATCCCTTCATCCGATTCAAAGATCTTAAACTTCACCGTATCAATATCTCCTGCCACACGATCATAGAAGATGCGGGTGGCCTTGATGGTGATGTAATCCTTAAAGATTTGTGGAAGATCCTCAAAGTCGAATGCCCAGATCACATCACAGTAAATCGTGGTGTTAATGGGAAAAGTGTAGGTGTGATTGATTTTATCGTAAAGCCGACCTTGGCGCAATACGGTCTGGTATTTTTGTACGTTAGCAATCTTGTTGTCTGCAATTTGCAGAACAGTATTTGGCACAAAGATGTCACCATTCACATCGGAAACGAATGGATACTTATATTCAGTATTGAAGTTCCATCCTTCTCCTTGAACAGAACGGTTAGCATCATCAAGAATGCTAAGTGCCGTAGCCACTTCAGGATTAAACGAATCAAGAGAAGTCACCGGAGCCTGTCCGATGCCAGTAAGCATTTGATTGACAGCTTCAAGCTGCGTGGTAGCAAAAGTCATTGGACAGACACGGGTATAAAAAAGGAGGCCCCCGTAGAGACCCCCTAACTTGTTCCTAATAATCTCCAGATTAGGAGTTATCAGACGTTGCGGAATGCACCGGCACAGGACACACGCACAGCACCAGCACCATAGGCCAGCTTACCGACGATCACGTCGCCTTGGTAGATGACTTTGGTGTCGGCGCCAGTGGTTTGGACCGAAGGACCAATCGCCTCGACAACGCCAGCAGCGTCACGATGGAAGATCAGACCACAGCTGTTGGTGAAGTTAGAAGCAATACCGTAGTTGTTGTTCTCACCGGTCACAGCGGCAGCGTCGATGTTGGCGCCAGAAGCCGAACCATACTTGCCCAGGAAGGGGATGTTGTTCGACTTGTAGATGCGGATACCAGCGATCTCATAGAGACCTTCGCCGCTGTTCAGGTTGCCCTGGCTGTTACCATACTCACGGTTGAGGATGTTGGTATCAACCTGGCTGATCAGGGCGTAGTACTGACGAGGAGCCAGCACGGCCACACGCCCATCTTTAGGAGCAGCGATCTCATCCAGGCGAGCAGCGGCTTCAAAGAAACCGTCCACGAGGGCCTGAGCATCATACTCCTTGTTGGCACCCAGGTTGACCTGGAAACCACCGGGTTCGCCGGTCACAGCAGCGGTCAGGCCCGAAGCACGGTCCAGAACGCGGAAGATACGACGGTCATAGAATTCAGCCAGGCTCTGGCCGATCTGACGGGCGATGGGGCCACGGATGTCATACTGAGACAGGGTCTCGTTCAGATCATACACAAACGCGCTGGCGACCAGCAGGTCATCCATTGCGATGGTGGTCTCAGCCACAGGAGGGTTGCCCGAACCGAGGATAGCGGAGCCGGGGGTGTGGTAGCCAGCCGTGATGCGACCGGTGTGGATGAATTGGGCTTCCTTGCCGTTGCGGAGGGTACGGTTCTGGACCAGACCCTTGGCAATGGTAGCGTTACGGAAAGCTTCATACACCTCACCGGTGAAGAGCTTCAGAAAGAGGGCTTTAGTATCACCGGCCTTATTAGCCTGGCCGAGTTGCGTAAGAGTTGCAGTCACTTGATTAAAGGAAAAAAGGGTTTACTTGATTCCTAAGTACTTAGAATTTTGTCCGGATTAAAAGTATTCAGTTTTTGGGTAATACGTCCGTTGTATTGGGTATCCAGCGCACCGGGCCAATACTCCAGTTCGAACTGGGTTTTTAACGAGGTTATCCCATCCTCAATAGGCAGGGGGACATTGCAGTCCCCACAATCTACTTAAAGCAGATCGCCACTTGCAGCCAGTTTTTCTTCAACGTCCAGCCTATACGCCGGATCATTACGGTAACGAGGATCAGAAATGGCTTGAGCCAGTTCGGCTTGTGAACGGAATCCCTTGACGGAATTACGAACATTTTTACCAGAGACTTGCTGCCCTTCGAATCCCACGGAATCCTTATACTTTTGATTAAGAGCTTGAACAGCAAAGAAGATCGCATCCTTATTCCCGCTGTTAACTACGTTGTCATACGCAGCAACTTCAGTGGGGGAAAGATTATCCGCTGCCCAAGCAAGTGTTTGATTGTAAGAATCAGTGCCACCAACAGAATCAACAATTGATTTTGCATCAGCATCTGTTAGGACCTGAGGCGTTGCTGCTGGAGAGTTTCTGACATTATTTAGGTATGCCTCGACAAGTTTCTCCGAAGGCATCTCCTTAAGCTTTTGAATGGTTTCAGGCTTAAGTTGATTGTTGTTGGAATAATACTCTTCAGAAGCAGACTTAAGAAACTCAGCTTCTTCAGAAACAGCAACCTCTTCTTCCTGATCTTCCTCTTCATTTTCTGATGATTCTTCTCCATCGGGCTCTTCTTCCGTAGGAGAATCATTACTCTCTTTCTGACCAAGTTTCTTTTCCAGCTCTTTGTAAGCCTTCTCAAGATCCTCAGCAGACTTGAACTTACCAGCATAACGCAGTTCTGATTCGGCATCCTCACGGGCCTGATCGTATTTGCGCTGCTCTCGTTCTTCTTCTTGCTTAATTAGTTTTTCACCAATCTCTGCAAGGCGAGCTTCTTCGGTAAGACGACTTTCTTTGGCGTCGAGATCATCAGTCGAGTCAAAGGTATTTTCTT